CACAGAGATGTTTTTTTACGATGGTTGTGCTTTGGTTGGTAATGGCAAGTTCCGCACAGTCGCTACGTATTCGAATGGCGACCCAATGGCAATCATTCAGAAGAACATAGGATTGATAGGTTGTCACCCTGAGAGTGAGCAGTTCTGGTATGATAGTTACAGTTGGTTGAGAGGTAAGTATCATAATGGTGAACATCATGAAATACTTTTAGAGTTTGTAAAAGAATTAATGGAGAGTAATTAAATGCAAGTATTAAGATTTACAGCAACGTGGTGTCAACCATGTAAAGCACTGGCCCAACAATTAGAAGAGCTTGGTTTAGATAACGAGGTAACTGTTGTAGATATCGACGAACAATCAGAACTCGCAATTAAGCATGGGGTGAGAAGTGTACCCACATTAGTTGCATTGGACAATGGGAAAGAGATAAAAAGAATGGTTGGAGTTAAAGCAAAAGACATTCTTCTTGACTGGTTCCCGAAATCAAATGATAATGAAAACATAATCAAGTCAAATAACTAAAATGAACGCAAAAAGAAAATCAAGACTAACAGATGAACGTAACTCGTTCAAACCATTTAACTATCCCTGGGCATATGATGCTTGGTTGAAGCATGAACAAAGCCATTGGCTTCATACTGAAGTTCCAATGTTAGAAGACGTAAAGGATTGGAAAGGTAAGTTATCCAATGAAGAAAAACAATTCCTCACACATATTTTCCGTTTTTTTACGCAGGGAGATATCGACGTTGCTGGTGGTTACGTCAACAATTATTTGCCTTATTTTCCTCAGCCTGAAGTACGGATGATGTTGCTTGGCTTTGCTGCTCGCGAAGCCTTGCATATTGCTGCCTACTCGCACTTAATTGAAACACTAGGCTTACCTGATACAATGTATAACCAGTTTCTCGAGTATGCTGAAATGAAAGAGAAGCATGATTATGTTATGGATATCTCTCATCAAAACTCTACCAAAGAAAACACCGCCAAACATATTGCTGTGTTCTCCGCCTTCACAGAAGGAATGCAACTATTCAGTTCTTTTATTATGCTATTGAACTTCCCTCGTCATGGTAAGATGAAGGGGATGGGTCAGATTGTTACTTGGTCTATTGTTGATGAGACACAACATTGTGAAGGAATGGTTAAACTATTCAGAACATATATTCAAGAGAATTCAGAGATTTGGAACGATGAGCTTAAGGGACAATTGTATACAATTGCTGAAAAGATGGTTCTACTCGAGGATAGGTTTATCGATTTGGCATTCTCTATGGGTGGTATGGACGGTCTTAACGCTGATGACGTTAAACGTTACATCCGCTATATTACTGATCGGCGCCTTATTAGTCTTGGTCTTAAGGGAATTATGAAGGTCAAGAAGAATCCTCTTCCGTGGGTTGAGGAAATGATAAATGCTCCTACACACACTAACTTTTTTGAAAACCGAGCAACAGACTATGCTAAGGGTGCACACTCTGGTACATGGGATGATGTTTGGGCAAAGGCGGCTTAAATGAAAAAACTATTATTAACTTTTGTATTGTTACTTTCTGGATGTTCGACATTTGTAATGCCTCGTCCTCACGACTCAGTACTATTTGGTAACCTCGTTGATCTTAAGATCCTTAGTGGCCAAATCTCATGTGATGAGAAGGAATTCGGTTGGAAAGAGATTCAAGACACGATTCTCCACCTTAAAGTGTATACTACATACCGGAATGATCCTCAAGCAGAAAACATTAAAGGGTTACATGAAGCTATGACTAAGGCATACTCTTCTACTAATCCTGTATTTTGCAAATCATTGTTAAATGTACAACAAAAACGTATCGACGCTATTGCCGATGCATGGAAGGATAGAAAATGACAGCTTTGGAAGCTTTGAGAGAAGCAGCACAGGAACCAACTAAGTTGGGTACCTTGGCTTACGATATGATGTTAATTGTTGATCAATATAACAATCAATTAATGTCTCGTGATGAGTTTGAGTATCTTGTAAAGGAGATTGCAAGTACTAAAGCAGCTCAACATTTGGCTGATGACGAGAACGCAAGTAGATGGATTGTATCAGTAGCATCTTCTTTACTATCAGTAGCATAAGGAGGTAGCATGCTAGACTTAAAAGAGAGTGTCGAACACGTATGTTATGAGTGTGATGCTGAATTTATTGTAGAGCCTGTTGGAGAGACTGATGATATTATCAGCTTCTGCCCTTTTTGTGGCTCAGAACTAGATCTTGAAGATCTAGATGAAGAAGAAGATGAAGAAGATAGCTGGGATTGATTTTTCACTATCATCTCCAGCGGTTTGCGTTTACACTGGTAACAACTTCAACTACAAAGATTGTTATTTTTACTTTCTAACAGATAGAAAGAAAAACGCAAAGTACTATAATCGTAACTTGGTTGGTGCTCCAATGGAGCCATACTTTTGCCAAGAGGAAAGATATCACCATATCTCTAGTTGGGTGTTGAAATGTCTTTCCATACACCACGTTGATAAGGTGTACATTGAAGACTATGCTTTTGCTGCAACCGGAAGAGTGTTTCACATAGCTGAGAACTGTGGTGTATTGAAATATAAAATGTGGATGTCAAACTATGAAGTAACTCCTATTGCTCCCACGCAAATCAAAAAGTTTGCCACCGGAAAAGGTAATGCGAACAAAGAAGACATGCAGGTTGCCTTTATTGATGAAACTGGGTATAATCCCAAGTTGGAGCTTACATTAACTGATAAGCAATGGAATCCTAGTTCAGACATTATTGATAGCTATTACATTTGCAAATACGGGAACAATTTACTGACTGTAGCTCAGTAGGATAGAGCAACAGCCTTCTAAGCTGTCGGTCGGGAGTTCGAATCTCTCCAGTCAGGCCAATTATTATGTACACAAACCAACGTCCAACATATAAAATAAAACCTAATGTTAGGTTTAAGAACAACATCACTAACGAAGTAACTCGTGGTGACATTGTGAATGAGGAGTTCATTGACGGCAAGCAGTTCTTTGTTGTCAAAGTTGGTCCTCGTTTTTTGAAGTTTTCAAAAGAAGGGTATACCCTTTTGAAAACTTCATTATAATAGGTCTGTTGACTTATATTGAAGTATGGGTAGAATAGACGTTCTGCACATGCAGTTTATCTTTTAATTTATTATGGAGTCTAATATGACACAAAAACAACGCCTCGCTTCCGCCTTCTCTAACGGTGCTGAGTTGACAAGCAAGCAAATCCGCTCACAGTTCAAGATTGCATCACCAACCAAGGTTGTATCACAACTGCGTTTGGAAGATGGCATGTCCATCTACTTGAACACACGTACCGACACTAAAGGTCGTGTGACACAGAAGTACCGTTTGGGTACACCTAGCCGTGCAATCATTGCAGCTGGCTACCGTGCTGCTTCTTTGGGTCTTGTCTAATTAGTTTGGATGGCTTATGATAAAGGGACTTCGGTCCCTTTTTTATTGGAGAAATGTAATGTCTTTGACAGCAGATAAAGTTACTCACGACTGGCTTATTGGTGTATTAAAAACCAATAATGTTCAGGTTATTTTTACTAAAAGTGATGGTACCGAACGTACTATGAACTGTACACTTCGTGATGATATTGTTATTCCTTATGAAAGGAAGACTGAGAAAGTTAAAGCTGAAAACTTAGATATCGTTCCTTGTTGGGATATAGATAAAGGGGAATGGAGATCGTTTAAAATCTCCTCATTACTTTATGTTAATTTCAAGCTAGGTGAGTGATATGAAATATAAGATTGGTTTCACTTGTGGTACGTTTGACCTTTGTCATGCCGGCCATATGTTGATGTTTGAAGAAGTAAAAAACCAATGTGATCATCTAATTGTAGGACTACAAAATGATCCTTCAGTTGATCGTCCAGAAAAGAACAAACCAGTTCAATCTATTGTTGAACGACAAATACAATTGCATGCAATCAAGTACATTGATGATGTGATTGTATACAACACAGAGGCAGACTTATTAGACCTTCTGAAGACACTTCCAATTAGTGTTAGGTTTATTGGTGAAGATCACAAAGACAAAGATTATACAGGCAAAGAATTGAACCTACACACCGTAGTATTCAATTCACGTATGCATAGCTTTAGTACCTCTGATCTTAGAAGCAGGGTAGTTGCTTCAACTGCTAAAACCATATTATATTCCACTCTCCCTCCTCATGGTTTTAATGGTACTTCAGCTAGTGACTTGGGATACACTAAAAAATGAAAAAGATTTTAGTTACTGGTCACAGAGGATACATTGGGTCTGTTTTATGTAAGATGCTCAGAGAGCAAGGCTATTATGTAATTGGAATGGATACTGATTACACAAAAAAGTCGGAATATGTCGATGAAGATCTCAGCATTTGCTTTTCTCAATACACTCCTCACGAAGTTGATGGTATTTTTCACTTAGCTGCCAACAGTCTTCTTGGTCCCAGTGCTTACGATCCAATGGTGTATTTTGTTAACAATGTAGGCAACACATCAAAGATGTTAGCAAAACTTGGAATGGGTCATAAGATGCCTAGAGTTGTCTATGCTAGCAGCGCTGCTGTCTATGCTCCCAACTACGATAAGACTCCAATCAAAGAAGACTTCCACAAAGACTCACCTAATAACTATGGACTTAGTAAGTGGATGAGTGAGCAGGTAATAGAAGCGTATTGTAACGTGTTTAACACGCCTATAACGTGTTTTCGATTCTTCAATGTA